GAAGACGCCGGCCATCACCGGCCGGGCCGATCTTACCCGTCTGGCCGCGCTCGGCATCGGCTGGGCGCGGGGGCCGGACTTCTCGCCGAAGACGCCGGCCATCACCGGCCGGGCCGATCTTACCCGTCTGGCCGCGCTCGGCATCGGCTGGGCGCGGGGGCCGGACTTCTCGCCGAAGACGCCGGCCATCACCGGCCGGGCCGATCTTACCCGTCTGGCCGCGCTCGGCATCGGCTGGGCGCGGGGGCCGGACTTCTCGCCGAAGACGCCGGCCATCACCGGCCGGGCCGATCTTACCCGTCTGGCCGCGCTCGGCATCGGCTGGGCGCGGGGGCCGGGCTTTTCGCCGAAGACGCCGGCTGCTGACACCGTTGGCGATACCGGCTGGATCATGATCCACCGCCGGCGGCGCCGGCACAAGGGAAGGACATGGCGATGAAGCGACCCCGCGATGGAAGGCACGCGCGGATCGTGCGGTGGATGAAGCTTCGTCGCCGCGTTCTCGCGGTAACCAGGTAACTGCCCCAAGCAACAAGCACCAAGCGAAAGGACGTGGACAATGGTCCAGATTCATAAATCAATCCGCGGTCGGTCTCTCGGCCTCGGCCCATCCGACGAGCTAATCGCCCCTGGTGGGCTCTTCACCGGCCGACACGGGTCACAGATCGTGTTCCCGTCTCCTACGAAGATGGTCCTGTTCGATGACTTCCTCGGGGATGTGGTCGGGGATCTGTGGAATTACACCGAAGGCACGGACACCACCACGGCCGACGGTGCGATCGTCGAGGGCGTGAACGGCGTCTTCCGCCTGACCGGCGGCGACTCTGCCGGTACGGTCGCCGCTGACGGCGCGCAGCTCAATTCGGCGCTGAACTGGAAGGCCAATCAGGGCAACCTGATTTTTGAGGCGAGGGTCAAGCTCGCATCGATCGCGTCGGTTTCGTGCTTCGTGGGGCTCACGGACACGAAGGCACTCGAGGCGCCGATCCAGTCGGCGGCCTCGGCCGACACGATCACCACCAATGCGACGGACGCGGTGGGCGTGATGTTCGACACGTCGATGGCGACCGACAACTGGTGGCTTGTCGGCGTCGCTACCGACGTCGATGCGACCAAGCAGGACAGCGGCTATGCTCCGGTGGCTGACACCTATGAGACGTGGCGCATCGAGATCAGCGCAGCGGGCGCCGCGCAATTCTATCGTAACGGCCTTGCGATTGGGACAGCCATGTCGGGCGCCCTGACCGCAACGGTGGCGCTCACGCCGTGTTTCATCATCTGGCCGCGCTCGGCTGCGGCCGGCAAGACGATGGACATCGACTACGTGTGCGTCGCCGCGGATCGCGTCTGATCAAGGGTGTCCGCCACCCTCGAACACCTGCGGTCGGTGGAGAGCCTGATCGGCTCGCTCCCGGCCGCGGAACGCCTGAAGCTCCTCGATAACCCGCTCGTCAAGGCTGAGCTTGCGAAGAAATGGCGGCCGAACCCAGGGCCGCAGACGCTTGCCCTCTTATCCGAGGCCGACGAAACCCTGTACGGGGGCCAGGGAGGGGGAGGCAAAACCGATTTGCTGCTTGGATCGGCGCTGACGACGCATAGCCGCTCGCTGATCATGCGGCGGCAATACACCGAACTGTCGGCCATCACCGACCGGGCGATTGAGATCCACGGGAGCCGCAAGGGCTACAACGGGTCCATCCCGCCGAGCCTGAAGACGGACGACGGGCGGCTGATCGAGTTCGGCGCCGCGGCGCGGATCGGAGACGAGCAAAGCTGGCAGGGCCGCCCGCACGACCTTCTCGGCCTTGACGAGGCGGCACAGTTTGCTGAGGTGCAGGTCCGGTTCCTCATGGGCTGGGTCCGGACTGGCGTGGTCGGCCAGCGCTGCCGGGTGATCCTCGCCACCAACCCGCCGCTCAGCGACGAGGGTCAGTACTTGGTGGTGATGTTCGCCCCGTGGCTGGACGAGACGTTTCCCGATCCGGCCAAACCCGGCGAGTTGCGCTGGTACATCTACGACCCGAAGGCCCAGAAGGATCGGTGGGTCGACGGGCCGGGCGAGCATCTGAACGACGCCGGCGAGATGGTCAGGTCCAAGTCGCGGACGTTCATCCCGGCGTCGGTGCGGGACAACCCGCATCTCGTCGATACGGACTATCAGCGCACGCTCGATCAGCTCCCGGAGCCTCTGCGCTCGGCAGTGCGTGACGGCAACTTCATGGCGGTCCGGCAGGACCACGAATGGCAGGTGATCCCGACCGCATGGATTCGCGAAGCGCAGGCGCGATGGAAGCCCGACGGGTGGCAGGGCTTGAGGATGACGGCCATCGGTGTGGACGTGGCCCAAGGGGGCACCGACAAGACGATCCTCGCCCCGCGCTACGGGACATGGTTCGCCCCGCTACAGGAAAAAGCCGGGGCGGAAACACCGGACACGCCGAGCGTCGTCGGCTTCATCGTGGCGCATCAGCGCGACGGGGCGGGGTTGGTGATCGATATCGGCGGCGGCTACGGGGTCGGCCCGGCCAATTTCATGCGCGAGAACGGCGCGAGCGTCGCGGCGTTCGACGGGTCGAAGCCGTCGATGGCGAAGACGGCCGGCGGCGGCCTGGGCTTCTTCAACAAGCGCGCCGAGGCGTGGTGGCGTCTTCGGGAGGCGCTGGACCCTGGACAGGAAGGCGGCTCGCCGGTCGCGCTGCCTCCGGATCAGGGATTGGTCGCCGACCTCACGGCCCCGCATTACGAAACGACGACTCGCGGGATCCGGATCGAGGCGAAGGAAGACGTCAAGAAGCGGCTGGGGCGCTCGCCCGACAGGGGCGACGCGGCGGTGATGGCGTGGTCGGAAGGCCAGGCGCTCGCCGTCCGGGCGCTGAACAAGCAGGGCGGGCCGCGCGGCGGCCTCAAGGTCAATCTCGGGCACGCCCGAACCAAGGCAAGGAGACGATGATGGGCGGTCTGTTCGGTGGCAGCAAGAAGAGCAACAAGCCCCCTCCGAAGCCGGAGGGCCCGCAGGGCTACAACCCGCCGGAAGCCCGGCGCGGACGCGAGCCGACCGTCGCGGAGACCGGCACGGGAACGGGCACCACGGTGGCGGCCGAGCGGCAGGCCAATCGTCGCCGCCGGCTTGTGGCGATGGGTGGCTGACATGAGCGGCCTGTTCGGTGGGGGCAAGAAGCCGAAGGTGGAAGCTCCTCAGCGGATGCCTGACCCCGAGGATCCGGCGCTCGTCGAGGCCCGCCGCCGCAAGGCGCTGGACATCACGGCCCGCGGCGGCCGGGCGGCGACGATCCTGACGCCGACGCCGGGCATGCTCCCCCGCCGGCGCCCGATCGCAATGGGCGGCAAGGGCTGACAGACATGGACCAGCGCGCGCGCGACCTGCTTGCGATCGGCTCGGGGATGTTCTCCCGCCGCGCCGGCGTCATGGCGCTTTGGCAGGTGCTTGGCGAAAACTTCTACCCCGAGCGCGCCGACTTCACGACGACGCGCGCCGACGGCGACGAGTTCATGGCGGACCTCGCATCGTCCTATCCGGTGCTGGCGCGCCGCGAGCTCGGCAACATCTTCTCGTCGATGCTGCGGCCCCGCGCTGCCCCGTGGGCAGAGATCCATGCCGTTGACAAGCAGGTCGACAAGGACGACGCCGCGCGCGCCTGGTGTGAATGGGCGACCAGCGTTATGTGGCGGGCGATGTACGAGCCGGCCGCCGGCTTCGTCGCGGCCACCGATCAGACCGACCACGACTTCGCCGCGTTCGGCAATGGCGTCATCTTGGTTGACACCAACCGGTCGCGGGACTCGCTCCTCTATCGGAACTTCCACCTGCGCGACACGGCTTGGTCGGTGAACGAAGCCGGCAAGGTCGACTGCCTGCACCGGAAATGGAAGCCGTCGGCGCGGACGCTCATCGGCCTGTTTGGCAAGACCGGCAAACTGCATCAGGACATCACAAAGGCTGCCGAGAAGGAGCCGGAGCGCGAGTTCGCCTGCCGGCACATCGTCGTCCCGACGGACGAATATGGCATGGGGACGACGAAACGGGGCCGCAAGCAGTTCCCCTTCACGGCGCTGGTCGTTGAGGAAGAGCATGAAATCGCCATCGAATCGGTGCCGCTCGGCTGGTTCCCGTATGTGGTGCCGCGGTGGAAGACCATCTCCGGCACGCCCTACGCCCGCTCGCCGGCGACGGAGATTGTCCTACCCGACGCCCGCACGCTGCAGGCGCTGACGCTGATCCTGCTTGAAGCCGGCGAGAAGGCGGTGGACCCGCCGATGATTGCCGTCGCCGAGGCGCTGCGCTCGGACGTGAACCTGATGGCCGGGGGGCTGACGACGGTCGATATCGACTACGACGAGCGGACCGGCGATGCCCTCCGCGCGGTGCAGGATGTTGGCTCCGGCCTGCCGCTCGGCATGGACATGGCCGAGCAGATCAGGGCCGTGATCGAGCAGGGGTTCTTCCTCAACCGCATCAATCTGCCCGAACTCAATCTGAAGACGATGACGGCGTTCGAGGTGCGGAAGAGGCTCGAGGAGCACATCAGGGCGTCCGCTCCGGTGTTCGAGCCGATCGAGGAGAGCTACAACGCGCCGCTCTGCGACGTGACATTCGAGATTCTGAAGGCGAACGGGGCTTTCGGCCCGCCGGACACGATCCCCGACGCGCTTCGCGGCGCCGAGGTGCAGTTCACCTTCATATCGCCGCTCCGCGATCTCGCAGAAGAAATGAAGGGGCAGGTGTTCCTCGAGGGTCTGCCAGTGCTTGAGGCGGCGTCGAAGATCGACCCGTCGGTGATGGCGATGGTGGATGTCGAGCAGGCGTCTCGGGATGCGCTGCGCGGCATCAAGTGGCCCGCCGAATGGCTGAAGCCCAAGGAGGCGGTCGCGGCGGAGCGGAAGCGCATCGAGAGCGCGGCGCAGGCGCAGGCTGGGGCCGGAGCGGTCGCCGGGGCTGCTGAGGTCGCTGACAAGGCCGGCGGAGCCATGGACAAGATGAACAAAGCCGGCGTGCTGCAAAGCCTGATCGAGGCCGCGGCGTGAGGCTGAGGGCAAGCTTCGCCGAGCGCATCGCCGCACACATCGACGACATGCACATCCATGCGGCAAGGGACTTGATCGCCGGCAAGGCGACCGAGCACCAACAGAAACTCCTCACGGCATGGCTGTTCAATTCGGTGTGCCGGGTGAAGGAGACGACGTTCTGGCCGGGTGATCCCGGCGCGAGCGCATACCTTGAGGGACGGCGATCGGTCGCCGCCGATCTGGTTGCGCTCGCCGAGACGAAGACCGAGCACGAAAGGAACCAGAAGCGCGATGCCTGACACCGTTTCCGCTCCCGCGGCCGCCAAGCAGCCAGACCCGCCGGCCCCCACCACCGTGGCCGCTTCTCCGCCTGCCGCCGTTACACCACCGGTCACGGTCGCCTCTGGCGGCACAGGCGAGGAGATGAAGGGGCCGGCGACGTGGCCGGACGACTGGCGGGTCAAACTCGCCGGCGAGGACAAGGACGCCTTGAAGACGCTCGATCGCTTTGCCGATCCTGGCGCTCTCTACAAGAGCTACACCGAATTGCGTCGGAAGCTCGACGATCCGGCAAAGACGGCCGCGAAGCCCCCGGAGAGCCCGGAGGAATTGAAGACCTGGCGGGCCGCCAACGGCATCCCGGCCGAATCCATCGGCTATGTCGACGCGCTGAAGCTTCCGGACGGGAAGGTGCTCGGCGATGCCGACAAGCCGGTCGCCGAAGAGGTCGCCAAGGTGATGCACGCCCACAACATCAACCCGGCCGCCTACGGCGATCTGGTGAAGTGGTACTTCGACCGAAGCGAGCGGATGGCTGCCGAAGCGGACGAGGCCGACGCCGAGCTCCATGACACGACCGACCGGTCTCTGCGCGAGGAATGGGGCGGCGACTTCAAGCGGAACGTCAACGCGATCGCGACGATCTTCCCGAGCGCGGACCTGCGCGACCGCCTTCTTGCTGGCCGCACGGCCGACGGCAAGATCATCGGCGACGACCCGGAGGTCGTGAAGTTTCTGGCCGGCCTCGCCCTCGATCTCAATCCGGCAATGACGGTGCTGAACGGCGGCAACGGCGGCCCGACCAGCGTCACCGACCGCCTCGCCGAACTCAAAGAGATGATGAAGTCGAACCCCGACAAGTACTGGTCGCCAGCGATCCAGGCCGAAGAGCTTCGGCTGATCGAGGCCCAGCAGAAGATGAGCGCGCGGGCCGGCAAGGCCGCGTGATCTGCCCCGGACAATTCCGGGCGCGACTACCCCGACCAGCCAACGAGAAGCCCTGACGGGCGGCAAGAAACGCGGTCCCCGCGCCTCGCGCGCGGGACAACCCGCGATGCCGCGCCGTGAGACAACCTGACCGACGGCTCCGCAACCCGAAAGGACTCAAGAAAGGAGCGCGACAATGCCTATTGAAGCCGCTGTCGCACAATACCGCCAGCAGATGGTGGGCCAGTTCGAGCAGAAGGTGTCCCTCTTCCGCGCCGCGTCGACCAAGGAATCGATGCAGAGCGGATCGACCGTCACGTTCCTGGTGGCCGGTTCCGGCACCGACACGGCGGTCAGCCGCGGCACCAACGGTCAGATCCCCTACGGCAACCCGACCAATTCGCAGGTCACCGCGACGCTGGTCGAGAAGCACGCGCCGTATGAGCTGACCAACTTCAACATCTTCGCTTCGCAGGGCAACCAGAAGCAGGTGATGCAGGAAGCCTCGATGTCGGTGATCAACCGTGACATCGACCTGACCTTCCTCGCCGAGCTCGGCAACGCCACCGTCGACACCGGCGCCGCCGTGCCGGCGTCGAATGCGATGGTCGAGAAGTCGATCGCCATCCTGGGCCTCGCCGACGTTCCGGTCGAGGAAGAGGACAACATGTTCGCCGCGATCTCGCCGGCCTTCCGCGCCTTCCTGCGGCAGACCACGGAATATTCGAGCGGCGACTACGTGGACGTGAAGGTGCTGAACGGCCCGGTCCGCAAGGTCTGGCGCTGGGCCGGCGTCAACTGGCTCACCTCGTCCCGCATCAGCGGCATCGGCACCAGCGCCGAGCGCTGCTTCATGTGGCACAAGAGCGCCATCGGCTACGCGGTCAACATGGGCGAGGAGAGCGTCGAAGTCGGCTACGACGCCAAGCAGCACTCGTCCTGGTCTCGCGCGACGATCTTCCACGCCGCGAAGATCCTGCAGAACACCGGCATCGTCGAGATGAAGCACGACGGATCGGCCTACGTCGGCACCTGATCTGCATGAGGTCGGGCGGCGATGACCGCCCGACCATCACCTTTCCCGTTCAACGCAATGGAGCCCATCAATGGCTTACGTTCCTGACAACCTCGCAATGGTGATCAACCCGATCGGCGGCTACATGCCGCGGGTGTTCATCTACTTCAACTCCGCCGCCGATGCCGATGCCACGATCGTCGGCTCAGGCTGGTTCTCCGACGGCGTGGCGAAGGGCATGCGGAAGGGCGATCTGGTCGACGCGATCGACACCGGAACCGCGAAGTACAAGCGGTACCAGGTGGCGTCGGTCAACACGTCGACCGGCACCGCGACGGTCGCCGCCCCGACGGCCATCACCTGATCCCTGTCGGCTGGGGCAATCCCCGGCCGACTCCTTTGCTTCCAAACAATCGAAAGAGGCTTCCCCCGCATGAGCAACGTCACCCCGGTCGCTGCGGTGGCCGTCAAGAAACTGCTGCCCCGCGATCTCAAGGTGCTCGCCGGCGGCTTCGCCATGACGATCTGGACCGCCGACCTCGACGAGTCCATGACGCTCGACGACACGGCCAGGCCGGAATTCTGGGCGCACATCGCCGAAAAGCTGAACCGCGGCGACGAAGTGAAGGTTCGCGCCTATGACAAGGCCCCGCTCGGGACCCTTTTCGTGCGCGCGACTGGTCAGGGATGGGCCAAGGTCGGCATCATGGAGCGCTGGGCGGCGCCGGATGCCGCGCTCAAGGAGCCGGAAGGCTCGCCCTATGAGGCGAAGTGGAACGTCGGCCGTCGAGGCTACGACGTTGTTCGCAAGTCCGATCGGCAGGTGATCCAGCCGGGCGACAAGTTCCCGCTGCGCGAAGACGCCCTCGCCTGGATCGCCGAGCACCTGAAGGCGATGGCGGCCTGACATGGGCACGACGAAGCTCGAACTGTGGAATCGGGCGCTGTTCGAGATCGGCGAGCGCAAGCTGTCGTCGGTGTCCGAGAACCGCGAGCCTCGCCGCGTCCTCGACGAGATCCACGACGAAACAATGCTCTATTGCCTTGAGCAGGGGCAATGGAACTTCGCGACGCGGACGGCTTCGTTCGAGGCCGACACCGCGCTCGACACCGCCTTCGGCTACGAGCACGTCTTCGCCAAGCCGACGGATTGGGTCAGGACGACGGCCCTGTCCGCCAACGAGCAGATGGAGCCGCCGCTCGAGGACTACGCCGACGAGACCGACTATTGGCTCGCCGACGTGGACCCGATCTACGTCTCCTACGTGTCGAGCGATGCGAGCTATGGGCTCGACCTGACGCGCTGGCCGGCGACCTTCGCTCGCTATGCCGCGTTGGAGCTCGCCACGGGGCTGGTCAAGCGCCTCACCAATTCCAACACCGACCGCGAGCAACTGGCCCGCGACCTCAAGATCGCCAAGCGCGACGCCAAGGCCAAGGACGCCATCAACGAGGCGATGAAGCGTCCGCCGATGGGGAGGCTGGTGCGGGCGCGGCTGGGTGGGGGCAACCGCGAACGCGGCAACCGGGGGAGCTTGATCGGATGACGGGCAAGGTCGTGTCTTTGACGGGATCCCCGTTGCCTCAGCCGGAGACCAGCGAAAAGCTGATAGAATGGCTTGAGGAGGCTCTTTGCCGCGCCAAGGCAGGCGAAATCATCGGCACCGCATGCGCGCTTCTGCACCGTGACCGGGCCGCGAGCTTCCATGTCGTCGGCTTCACCGGCGGCTTTTCGATGCTCGGCGCCTTGGACTGCGCTCACACCGCTTTGACCAAGGTGGCGATGGATGCCCAAGGCTAACGTCGCCTTCGAGTCCTTCACCAGCGGGCTCGTCTCGCCGCTGGCGCTGGCGCGCACGGATATCCCCCGTATCCGCCTCGGCGCCGAGCAGATGGACAACTGGCTGCCGAAAACCATCGGCCCGATGTCGCTGCGGCCCGGCCTGAAGTATCTCGGCGCGTCGCGGTCCAACCTCGCGGCCGCCTGGATCGGCTTCGTCGCCCGCACGACGGACACGGCGCTTCTCGAAATCACCGACGGCAAGCTGCGGGTGTGGGTTGACGACGCGCTGGTCACGCGGCCGAGCGTGTCGACGACGATCTCCAATGGCGACTTCTCATCGTCGTCCGGATGGACAGACAACTCCACCGGTGGCGGTGATGTCGCCTACACCGGCTCAGGGCTACGGCTCGACGCCGTGAACCGCGGTGGCGTGGCGGAAGTGATCCGCGAGATCACCGTCGCCGGCGGCGACCAGAATGTCGAGCACGCGCTGTCGATCTACGTCCGCCGCGGGCCGATCATCTTCCGCTGTGGCTCGACCTCGACGAACGACAACTACATCCCCGAAACCGAACTCGGCACCGGCTATCACAGCCTCACCTTCACGCCGACGGGCAACTTCCATCTGACGTTCCGGTCCGAGGTCGATGTCCGTCGATATGTCGGGTCGGTTGCCGTCGAAGCCTCTGGCGTCATGACGGTGACGGCGCCGTGGGCCGCGGCCGACCTGTCAAAGATCCGGCACGACCAGTCCGCCGATGTGGTCTACGTCGCCTGCCACGGCTACCGTCAGCACAAGATCGAGCGGCGCAACAACGCGCGCTCCTGGTCGGTGGTCGAGTATGCGCCGGACGACGGGCCATTCTTCCCGGTGCGCTCCAAGCGGGTGCGGCTCAAGGTCGACCAGACCTACGGCAATGCCACGATGACGGCGGACCGGAAGTTCTTCAAGTCGACGCATGTCGGCGCGCTGTTCCGCCTCTTCCACACCGGGCAGGGGGGCACCTTCAAGCTGGCGTCGGATGCCGATGTGTGGACGGACCCGATCCGGGTCTCGGGCGTGAAGGATACCGGCAAGGACGCAGACACGCCGCACAACGATCGCCGCTGGACCTACAACATCAACGGGACATGGAACGGCACGATCAAGGTCTTCCGGTCCATCGTCGCCGAGGATGAGGGCTACCAGGTGTTCCCGAAGAAGGCTGGATCGAATGACCAGACCATCACCGGGAACACCGGGACGGAAGCGGTTCACGACGGCGGCAGCTCGAACAACGTCATCGCCTGGTACCGCATGGGGTTCAGCCCCTACACGTCCGGCGCCGCGAGCATCGCCATTGACTACGAGGGCGGCGGCAAGACTGGCATCGTTCGCGTGATCGGCTACAATTCGGCCACCTCGGTGGACGTGGAAATCCTGGTCCCGGTGTCGTCGACGAAGTACACCAAGGACTGGCGCGAGGGGATGTGGTCCGACTATCAGGGCTTCCCGTCTTCGGTCGCCCTTGACGAAGGCCGCCTGTGGTGGTTCGGCCCGACCTACATGTTCGGCTCGGTGTCCGACGACTACGAGAACTTCAACCAGGACACCGAAGGCGACGCCGGCCCGATCATCCGGTCGGTCGGCACCGGCCCGGTCGATGTGATGAACTTCGCGCTCTCGCTGAACCGGCTAATCGTCGGCACCGACGGGGCGGAGTACGGCGTCCGCTCGAGCGACTTCGATGAGCCGCTGACCCCGACCAACACCAATGCGCGCTCGTTCTCGACGCAAGGATCGTCGGCCGCGGTCGGCGCGGTGAAGGTGGACCGACGCGGCATCTTCGTGCAGCGGTCCGGCCGGCGCGCCTACGCGATGGGCTACGACGTGAACGCGCAGGACTACCAGAGCGAGGACATCACCAAGCTCGTCCCGGAGCTCTGTGCGTCGGGGATCGTCTCGATGGCGGTCCAACGCCAGCCTGACACGCGCATCCATGCCGTGCTCGGGGACGGAACTGTTGCGGTCCTGCTGTTCGAGCCGGAAGACGAGGTGGTGTGCTGGTCGGTGATCTCGACTGACGGGGTGATCGAGAAGGCGGTCATCCTGCCGGCGGCGGACGAGGATGGCGTCTACTACCACGTCAAGCGGACGATCGACGCCGCCGACGTTCGCTACCTCGAAAAGCTGGCGCTTGAGGAGGAATGCGAAGGCGGGCAGTTCAACCACCAGGCCGACGCCTATCTCGTCTATGATGGGGCGTCGACCAGCGTCATCGGCGGCCTGTCGCATCTTGAGGGCGAGGAGGTGATCGTGTGGGCTAACGGGGAAGACCTGTCGCCCGACGACAGCAATGGGGTGCAGACGACCTACACGGTGGCGTCGGGCTCGATCACCCTCGGCCAGAGCGTCACCAAGGCGATCGTCGGGCTCCCCTACAAGGCGCGGTGGAAATCGACGAAGCTCGCCTACGCGGCTGCCGCGGGCACGGCGTTGACCCAGCGGAAGCGTGTCAACCAGCTCGGGGTGATCCTCGGCGCGGCGCACGTCAACAGCCTGCACTACGGGCCGGATTTCGACACTCTCGATGCGCTTCCGCGTGATCATGAAGGCGCGACGGTGGACGAGGACGAGGTGTTTGCGGCTTACGACGCACCGTCGTTCGAGTTCAACGGGACGTGGGATGCGGATTCGCGGCTTTGCCTTGAGGCGCGGGCGCCGCGGCCGTGCACCATCCTCGCCGCCGTGATCGGCATCGACACCAGTGAGAAGATCTAAGCCGGTCATTCGCCCGGCGACCGCCGACGATCTCGCCCGGTTCCGGCCAGGCGAGACGTGGCCGACGGTCAAGGCGACGGTCGGCGAGGTCGACGGCGCTCCCGTGGCGATCGGCGGGCTTGCCTTTGTCGGCGGGCGCGTCATCGCTTTCCTCGAAATGGACGACGGGGCGCGGCCCTACAAGCTGAGCCTCTTCCGCGAGATGACCCGGATCATGAACGAGGCGAAGGCCAGCGGGCTTCGCCTCATCTATGCAACACCGGACCCGAACGAGCCGACGGCAGAAGCGCTTCTGACGCGCCTCGGGTTCAGCAGAGACCATAAGGGTGCGTGGCGATGGCAGGCATTTCAGCGATTGTCGGCCTGATCGGTACGATCGTCTCGGCTGCGGGTACGATCGCCGCGGGAAATGCCGAGAAGGAGCAGGCCGAATACGAGGCGAAGCAGCTCGACCTCAAGGCCCAGGAAGAGCAGGCGGCGTCTCAACGCGAAGCGTTCGAGGCCGACAAGGAGAAGCGGCTCGTCACGTCCCGCCAGCAGGCGTTGGCGTCGGCGTCCGGTCTTGGCGCGGCCGATCCGACGATTGTCGACCTCACGTCGGGGACGGAAGCCTACGGAACCTACCGCACCCGCATGATCCGCTATGGCGGCGAGGAACGGGCGACGGGGCTCCGGGCCCAGGCCGAAGGCCGGCGCATCAGCGGGCAGGCGGCGGCGCAGGGGGCTATGTATTCGGCGCTCGGAACGGTGATAGGCGGCTTCGGATCGATGTTCGCGAAGTTCGGCGGCGGCGGCCCGCCCGCGGCCACATCGTCCAGTTCTCTTTACGGGTATGGCTGATGCCTCGTCTTCCCGGCGCTGAAACTCTTGGCGGGCTCCCGTCCGGGCGGTCCGGCCGGCCGATCGCGACCTACGACAAGACGGCGATCGGCCGCGGCATCGCCGACATGGGCGCCGGCATCCGGCAATTCGGGGCGAGCCTTGAGAGCGTGTCCGCGGGCTGGAAGGAGAATGCCGCGCTCGACGCCGACGCGCGCTTCCAGCAGTTCAAGTGGGAGGAGTCGAAGCGCTACGACGAAACGGTCCGCAACGTCGGGCCGGGGCAGGCTGCCGGCTTCGCCACCGGCTACATCGGCGACGGCAAGGAGGACGGCTACAAGGCGCGCGGCAAGGCGTTCCTCGCGACCGTTCCGGCGGAGAAAAAGCCGGAGATCGCCGGCAAGCTCTTTTCGTTCGAGCAGGGGCTGTATGGCGATGCGCTGGACTTCGAGCGCAAGGAGCAATTCCGCTTTGCCGACAAGGCGCTGAGCGACAGCCTCAACAACGTCTTCCTCCCGCGCGCGGCGGCGATTGCGAAGCTCCCGGCCGACGATCCGCGCAAGCCGGAGATGATGGCGGAGGCGGAAGCCGAACTGATCGACCTCATCGACAAGAACCCGTCGATGTCGGCCATCGAGAAGGACGCCAAGAAGGCCGAGCTGCGCGAGCAGTTCCAGACCATCTTCGCCGAGTCCCTGTCGCCGGAAGAGCGCGAAACGCTGTCGCCCGACTACGAGGACGGGCAGGGTATCAGCCTGCCGAGCTACTGGTCCGGCGAGTTGAGCCCCTATACCGTCGAGCGGGCAAACGGGCTCAACACGGATTTTCTCCGAGTGGTGACGCGGGCGGCCGAGATCGCCGAGGCGAGCGGCGTCAAGTTCACCATCGGCGATTCCGGCGGGCTCCGGACACAGGCCGATCAGGACGCGCTCTACGCCAAGGGCCGCACGGCGCCGGGTGGGATCGTCACCAACGCCCGAGTCTCGAGGCATCAGAGCGGCAACGCCATCGACCTGTGGCCGCTGGTCAATGGCAAGCCGATCATGTCGGGCAATGCCAGCGACGGCCGGCCGCAGGACTATGACGTGATCGCCGCGGCCATGCGCCAGGCATCGCAGGAGCTCGGCATCCCGGTGTCGCCGGGACCGAAGTGGGATCGCCCGCACTGGGAGATCGGCGGCGGCGGGGTGCGCGACCCGTTCCTCGGCTCGCGATACAAGGCTCCGGTGAACGGCGGCGGTGCGACCGTCGTCGATCGCATCATCGGGATTGAGTCCGGTGGCAACGCGAGCGCCGCCAATCCGAAGTCGTCGGCGCTCGGCGCCGGGCAGTTCATCCGCGGCACATGGCTGACGATGATCAAGACCTACCGGCCGGACCTCATGCAGGGTCGATCGACCGCTGAGGTGCTGGCGCTCAGGACCGACCCGGCGATTGCCCGCGAGATGGTGGCCCGCTACGCCGAAGAGAATGCCCGCTTCCTCGGCGCGCGCGGCATCGGCGCCACCCCCGGCAATGTCTATCTCGCCCATTTCCTCGGGCCGCAAGGCGCCGCGGCGGTGCTGAACTCGGCGGCCGGCACGCCGGTGGCATCGGTCCTGCCCGACGCGGTGATCTCGGCGAACGGCTCCATCCTCGCCGGCAAGACCACCGATCAGGTTGCGGCGTGGGCCGCAGCGAAGATGGCCGGGGCGAAGACCGGCGGCTGGGCCGGGCGGTTGACAGCGATCCCTTACGACAAGCGGGTAAGGATCGCAGCGTCGGCCGAGAGCGACTTCGCGGCGGCCGAGAAGGCGTTCGAGGACCAGGATCGCACGACGCGGCTCCTGATCGAGCGCGAAGGCGACGTCCTGATGCGCGAGGACAAGCTGACGCCGGAATGGCTGGAAGAGAACTCCGATCTTCTCGGGAATGCCGCCTATCGCCGGTTCTCCAAGGCGCTTGAGCCGGCATCGACCCGCGTCATCACCGATCCGAAGGAGTACGTGAAGCTCCTCGATCTTGCGGAAAGCGATCCCGAGGAAGCGGTTGAGGAAGTCCGCGACGCCTACACCGAAGGCCGGATCGCGAAGGACGTGTTCAATACCATCCTCGCCAAGGCGGAACGGGCACTGGACGGAAAGACGAAGGGCCATCCCTACGTCAAGCAAATCCGGTCATATGTGAACTCGGCGCTGCAGCCGCACATCGACGCGACGCGCGCGGAACATGCACGCTTCCTCGATACCCGGTTCATCTTCGACGATTGGGTCGAGCAGCATCCCGACGCTTCTCGCGAGGAGGTGAGGGCGTTCGCCGACGACCTGATCAAGAACCAGCGCCGCTACATCATGGAAGAGAAGATGGGGTCGCTCGCGATTCCGAAGTTCGCCGGCGTGCCGAACCGTCGGCTGCTGGACGAGACGACCTTGACGATGGCGAAGACCAAGACCGCGGACGCGCTCAAGGCGGGGCTGATTTCGCCCGCTGAGGCGGCGGAAGAAGCCAAGCTGTTGCAGCAATGGCTTGACGCGGTGAAACAATTCGGCGTGAGGCCGTCGCAGTAATGGCCAAGGATCAGAAATTCGTCCGGTTCGTGCAGACGCTGCTCGCCGATCACGGCTTGTACGCAGGCAAGATCGACGGGCGGGCCGGCGACCTGACGCGCGAGGGCTTGCGCCAAGTGCAGCGGCGCATGGGCTTCAAGGTCACCGGCACGGCGACGACCGAAACCGTCGAAGCCCTGAAGCTGAAGGTGCTGCCGGAACTGAAGGTGCCGATGCCGCGCCCGAAGCCGGGGCCGGACATGGCCGAAGCCGTCAGGCGGGCTCCGGGGCTCGCCGAGGCCGACTACCCGCGCGGGGCAGACAGCGCGCGCCCGAACCCGACGAAGGGCCGCCTGACTCTCCCCGGATCGACGGTGGCTGCGCCCGAACCGGAGCCGCTCGCCGAGGCGCGGACCAAGGGCGACACGGAGCTCGCCCCCGCCCCCGATCCGCTGGCGGGGATCACCGGCCAGGTGCCGGGCGACCCCGACAGGGACCTCGACCCGACTGACCCGAAATATCCGGCCTTTGTCGATGCGAAGGTCGACGCGATCCATTCCAACGCCGTGCGCTCGATGGAGACGCCGCCGCTCAACCCCGCCGACATGCCGGCCTATGAAGCGGGCGCCGCCATGCGCGCCAGGAAGAAATGGGAGGCGGTCATCCGGGGAAGCGGGCGCGACGAAGCCCCGGCGCGTCCGGCGCTCGCGGCTCCCGAACGATCCCCCGGCCCGTCGCCGATGCTGGGGCAGGACATGGACCCCACGGCCGATGCGCCGGTCGGCAATATCGGCGGGCTCCCCGACGACGCCCCCGGCGATGACCGTGTGGATCAGGCGCTTCTTGCCCGCATGGCGTCGGTCGAGAACGACATGGCGCTCGACTGGCTCGCGCAGGACGAGTTCAAGCCGAAGGCCGGCGGGCCGAGGGCGGACTATATCGGCGACATGTGGCGCGCGGTGCAGGCCGAGTTCGCCGGCACGGCACAGGCGGCAGAGGCCGAACCGCCGCCCGTCGCCGAGGCCGAGGAAGACCCGCTCAAATGGCTGCTCGGCGAGAAGGACGAGAGCAAGCCGACCGACCCGCCGACGCCGACCGACGACAAGGGCAACATCGTTGGCGGGCCGGAATCGGTCCGCCTGCCGAACGAGAACCTTCCCGACGTGAAGGGCGGGTTCAAGAGCATGGCCGAGGACGTGGTGTCAGTGCCGCGGCAGGCCGTCGGCGGCGTCCGGGATGCCGCGCAGGCGATGCTCGACTTCATCGGTTGGGTTGCCGAGGAGGGCGTGTCGCCGGTCGCCGAGACGGTCGGGCTCCCCGCCATGCCGGAGGGCTCGAGGTTCACCCTTCCGGAGGTGGCTGAGCCGACCGGCATTCTCGGTTCCGTGACGCGGGTGATCGCCCAGTTCGGGACGGGCTTCGGCATCGCTGGCAAGATGCTCGGCGCCATCGGCAAGACGAGCAAAATCGGCAAGGTGGTTCGCACCTTGGCGCAAGGCGGCCTCGCTGACTTCCTCGCATTCCAGCCGGACGAAGCGCGGCTGTCCGATCTCGTGCAGGAGTTCCCCGCCCTGCAGAACCCGGTGACCGAATACCTGAAGGCCGACCCGATGGACGGCGAGGCCGAGGGCCGCTTCAAGAACGCGATGGAGGGGCTAATCGTCGGCCCCACGCTCGATGGCTTCATGAAGATGCTTCGCGTGATCCGGGCGGCGCGCACGCTGCGGAAGAAGGCATCGCCGCTGTTGCAGGGCAAGGCGGTTGCCGCCGCTGCAAAGGCGGATGCGCTCCCGACGGCCCCGGCCCGCGACATGATGCTCCTCGGCTCGCCGGACATGCCGGTGACCGTGCTGAAGTCGGAGGCCGATCAGGGTGTGTCCAAGATCGCTGCGGCGGTCGATGAGACGGCGGCAGGCGTGCCGGATCAGGTGGTGGCGAAGTCGCTGACGACCGAAGGCCTGACTCCGCTCGGCAACGGCGAGGTCTACATCAACTTCGCCAAGATCGACTCGCCGGAAGCGATCCAGAAGGTCATCAACGATACCGCCACGGCGTTCCGGCCCGAGCTTGAGGAAGCGGCCCGCGGCGTCCGCACGCACGGCCAGACCATCGGCTCCGCGCAGGAGATCGATGCCTTCGACGCGCTCATGAAGCGCCGCGCCGGCCAGCCGCTCAACGCCGAAACCTCCTACGCGGCGCGCGAGCTCTGGGCGGCTTCGGCCGCCAAGCTTCAGGAGGTGGCGTCGATCGCGGCGCGCGACCCGAGCCCGGAAGCCTTGTTCCAGTTCCGCAAGATGCTGGCGACGTTCCATGCCATCCAGAAGGAAGTGATCGGCGCCCGCACCGAAACCGCCCGCGCCCTCAACGCATGGAAGATCCCCGCAGGCGCATCGAAGATTCAGATGGACGCAATGGAGCGCGCCCTTGCGGCCTATGGCGGGAACGAGGTCAGCCAGGAGCTCGCGAAGAAGCTCGCCCTGATGACCGACCCGAACGCAGTGTCGGCCTTCGTCGAGAAGGGCCTCTATGCCAAGTCGCGCGATGCGGTGCAGGAGGTGTGGATCAACGCCATCCTGTCGGGGCCGAAGACGCATATCACCAACATCATCTCGAACACCGGCGTCATGGGCCTGACGATGATGGAGAGCGCGGTTGCCGCTCGCATCGGCCGGATGTTCGGCGGAGACGATGTTGTCGAAGTCGGCGAGGCGATGGCGCAAGCCTACGGCATGGTGGCGTCGTTCAAGGACGCCTTGCGGAATGCCGCCAAGACGGCGAAGTCTGGCGACACCGGGTTCTACAAGGGCGCGCCAAGCATCGAGCCGGGGAAGTACCTTGAGGGCGCCCGCGAGCGCGCGATCTCGTCGACGGCTTGGAACCTCCGGTCCGATAGCTGGTACGGGAAGGCCATCGACATCTTCGGCTCGGTGGTCAATATCCCCGGCCGGGCGCTGCAAAGCGAAGACGAATTTTTCAAGACGATCGGCTACCGGATGGCCCTGCACCAGATGGCCTATCGCCAGGTGGCGAAGGAAATCGCGGAGGGGCTGCCGAAGGACCTCGCCAAGGAGCGGCTGGCGCAACTGATCGCCAACCCGTCCGAGGACATGGCGCTTGAGGCAACGGCGAAGGCCGCCTATCAGACCTTCACGGACGAGCCGGGGAAGTTCGTCAAGAAGCTCAACGCGATCAGGACTGATTGGCCTGTTCTGAAATTCGTCGTTCCCTTCGTGCAGACGCCGGCCAACATCTTCAAGTTCACGTTCGAGCGATCGCCGCTCGCGCCGCTCACATCCCGTTACCGGGCCGCCGTCGCGCAGGGCGGCGCCGCCGCCGACCTTGCCCGCGCCAAGATGGCGCTCGGCACGTCGGCGATGATGGTGGCGATGGACATGTGTTTCAACGGCAGCCTCACCGGCTCCGGCCCGACGGACAACCCTGCCGAGCTGGCGAACCTCCGCCGCACCGGCTGGCAGCCCTACTCGGTCAAGATCGGCGACAAGTACTACGCCTACAACCGGCTTGACCCGCTGGGTTCGCTGCTCTCCTACGGCGGCGATCTGTGCGAGGCGATCTCGAACGACGACGGGATCGACGAGTTCGGGCGTGGGCAGATTGAGCGCGCGTTCGCAGCGGCGACCTTTTCCGTTGCCGAGACGGTCACCAGCAAGACCTACATGCAGGGCCTCTCCGACCTCGCCGAGGCGGTGAACGATCCGACGCGCTATGCCGAGAGCTACGTCAAGCGCTTCGCGGCGTCGTTCTTCGTGCCGGCGGCGGTTCGCGAGGTGAAGTCGGCGATGGACCCGACGCAGCGCTACACGGCGACGCTGATGGATGAGGTCAAGTCCCGCCTGCCGGGCTTCTCCGAAACCCTCCCGCCGCGGCGTGATCTCTGGGGGCGGCCGATCAGCTTTCAGTCCGGCATTGGGCCGCTCTACGACGCCCTGTCGCCGATCTACGGGTCGTCGTACAAGCCGGAACCGATCGACCTGGAAATGCAACAGGACGGCTGGTTCCTCGGCACCCCGTCCAACGCTTTCACCATCAACGGCGAGTCCGTGTCTTTGAAGGGCAGGCCGGATATCTATTCCCGCTTCCTTGAACTGCGCGGCACCACCAAGCCCAGCGACTTCGGAAAGCCGCAGGCGTTCGAGCAGGGCGCCTTCAACCTCAAGGTCATCGACGGCGATACGATCATCCTCAACGGCGAGCGCATTCGCATCGTCAACATCAGCGCGCCGGAACTGAAAGGCGAGGACGCGGACGCCGGCGCGATGACGGCTTCGCGGCTTGAGGAGTTGCTGAAGTCGGGGCGGATCACCGTCGACCGGCGGGGCGAGGATCGCTACCAGCGGACCCTTGCCGCGATCACCGTCAACGAACTCGACGTCGGCGAGACCTTGATCGAGGAGGGACTTGCTGGCACGTTCCCCGGTTCCGAGGCCAAGATGGCCTTGGGCGAGCGCCTGATCGACCGCTACGGGGACCGCACCATGCTGGAAGTCCTCAACGCGGTGGTGACCGGCGAGGATGAAAGGTCGGCGGCGTATGACGAACTTGAAACCGCCGAGGACCGGGAGGATTTCCTGAAGAAGATCGTCGCGGATTACCAGAAGGCGGCGCGGTCGGTGCTGTTCATCGAATATCCGGATCTTGTCGAGCAGGCCGCGCATCTGAAGGAACTGAAGCGCGGGCGCTCCTTGGAGCCGGTCGATTGATCGCCCTGTCGTTCCTGACCGCGACGGTGGCCGCCGCCCTGGTGTGGCGCGGCACGCGAAGCTGGTTCAGGACGATTGCCGATTGGGTGTTTCTCGTCCTTGCGATTCCGGTGGTGTCTATCGGGCTGGCGGGCGTCGTCGCGGTGACAGTGTTTCGCACCGACTACCGCACCCTGAGCCGCGACACGCTGGACATGGCGGTGTTTGCCGGCAACGTGACGGTGCTCGGCTATCTCGCTTGGCTTTCACTTCGCAGGACATGACGATGCGCCGGTGGATGACCGGCGGGGCCTGGCGTGATCTCGCGGGGCTTGCGATCGTCGCGGTCATCGTGCTCGCGGTCTACGGACTGATTGTCTTCGTCAGAGGCAACCGTGAGCGGGATGCCTTGGAGCAGGTCTGCTCCGTCATCGAAGATGCCCAAGAAAACGGGAATGACGATCGACGGCTATGGCCGGCGGTCAGGATTTGCGCCCGCTTCTCGCCGCAGTAACCGTCTCAGGAACCCTCAATGGCAACAGTCCGCACCGACCGCGTGAGCGGCACGGCAAGCTCTGTCTCACGCGATCAGGTCCGCGGGGCATCCCCCTCGCTGGCCTTCAAGGCGCCGTGCAAGGTCGCGACGACGGCGAACATCACGCTGTCCGGCCTGCAAACCATCG